CCTGAACCATCCCGAACCAGAAGCGAATGCTCCCATATCCGGTATCTGATTATCTCCTGTGCCCACATTCCGTTTTGCCGCTTCTCCCAAACCAAGGTTTTCGAGAGCCGTTTTCACCGTGCCATCCGATTTGATATCGCTAAACGGATTCTTGCGGCTTAACAGCAGCGCACGAAGCGCGGTAAGCAGCTGGTCATGCCGCCCCTTCTCCAGGCTGGCACCGGATGCCTCCACCACGCTGCAGAGTTCTTCCTGCAACATATCAAAGTAGTCATCATCAAGATCGGTGGCAGGTGTGCCGGTCTGGGGGTTACCACGGGTAAAACCGTTTTTACCCGCGCCGAACTTATCCTTCTGCGCGGTTTTCGTGTCTATACGATGCATGGATTACTCCGGATATTTAAAAATTACGTAGGTATGCGACGGGCAGAGTTTGTTAAGCACACACTCGACAACGGTGTCGCCCCATATACGCAGCGCGGAATCACAGGGATCGCCACATGTCATCCAGGTGGTGTTGGTGGCAGCTGGCATGTTGACCTGCCAGTAATACCGCCATTCCAGCGCATTCACTGCGTCAGTACAGGCCGATGAGCAGGTGAACGTGCTTTTATCGTATCGCGTGATAGTGGCGTCTGGTCTGCCCAGGGCAGCAAGCTGTGCAAGGTAAAAATCCTCATTGATGCCGCCCGCCAGATTAACCTTCGCATCCAGCCGTTGCTGACGCTGGCGAAGGGTCTGTGTCCCTGCGGGAATACATTCATCCGGCAGACCGCACAGACGCTCCCAGCGGTTTATCAGTTCAGTGGTGGTGCGCGGATCCAGCTCCCGCATCAGGGCATCCGCACGCTGATGAACGCGGGTTAATGACGGTGCCGCACCGGCAATCGCCGGATCGCTGACTGACCACGCCGGACCGGGCGGCAACAGTGCCGACAACAGACGGATATAATCATCGTTTGTCACGTCCATGAAATCGTCCCCAGAACTGCCAGCTCATTTTTTGCAATGGAGATATTGTCTGCCGGTGCAAGCAACTGATGGCTGTATTCCCCGTTCGCACCGGAAATCGCTTCACTGATACGTGACACCTTCAGTTCTCCCTGCGGATAACCATCACGCAGCAGGAACGAACGCAACTCGGCGGTGATGGCAGCCCGTATTTCCGGTGTGTCCGGCGTCACGCGGATATGAAAATCCACTTTATGCGCCACCGGCCTGAATACATACAAATCAGAGCCTGCCACCGGGGCCAATGGCTCGATATGTTGTCTTGCCGCCGTTTCCGTTGACTCTTCCGGAATGGGATTAATCAGGTCACTGCTGGCAATCATCACACCGACAGTCCCCGTTCCCATCCAGTGTCGGTATGTCCATGCGCGGGTAATGCCGGGCACTTCTTTAGCCCAGACGACATAGTCCCCGTCAGCCCCGCCCTGAGGCGTCCAGTAATACCGCTCAATGACGCGGGCGCGCCACGTTTCCAGCTCTTCAGTATCAAATCCGCCTGTCAGGGTGTCAGCCACACCGGAAGACGGCAGACCATTCACCGGCGTGACCAGGATTAATGCCGTACCGTCGTCAGCGTTACCGACCGCGCCTGCACTTGAGCAGGCGATCGGCACGCGCAGGACACCACCGGAGCTGGTTGCATCGGCAGTTGCCGTGTACTGAACCAGGTCATCGCGCTGAATCACGCTCCCGGCGGTCACTTTCAGGCCATCGCTGACACCTTCCCAGCGCATATACCCGCTGGCAGCCGTGGCCCCCTTGCGCGGACACCGTTTCATCGCAGCATGTCGCGCCAGCCAGGACTCATCGCACAGGTCAGGCAGCATGTTCATTGCCAGATAATCGATGTAACCGTAAACCGTATGCAGCGCCGCCGCATACACCTTTGCCCGCACGTCTTCATCCATGCGCCGGAGCGTGTCGCTGACGTCCAGCCTGGCGAATAAATCGTTACGGAGCATACTGATATTTTCTGCCAGCGTCGGGCGCTGAAATTCACTGTCCGCCATGCGTTATCGCACTCCACAGATCATCAAAAGAAATCATTACCGGTCCGTCACGACGCCAGAGAGTGATACTGTTACCCAGTTCATTAATCCCGGTGCGGCGGATATCCAGATCAATACGGGACACCACGCCGTCATCAATCATCCATTGCAGGCATTCGCGGATATACCCCCTTACCGTCTGCACCAGCTGATTGGTCAGTTTGCTGCGCTGAAGCAGCCACAGTCGGGAGCCGTAACGGTCATTCTGTACCGCAGGCCAGGTATCCCCCCACCATCCCATCGGGACGTCGGCATTGTCATCAGGTTCAGCCCGCCGCCAGGTGAACAGGGAAATCACCACGGCACGGGTCAGCGGATCCAGCGGTGCGCTAGCGCAGGTGCGTTTACCGTTCACCGTCAGCCACAGTTCCATCATGCCTCCATCGCTTTATCAGGTTTGTCGGTGTTACTGCCCTGACCGTTCTCTCTGTGACGATGCCCGTTATAGGCAAGCCGCATCGCTGACATGGTGGTGCCGCTGGAGTCGCACAGGTCTTTCACCTGTCCGGTCACTTCCAGGTCCATTTCAAAACGAGCCTTAGGCGCATTGCGAAACGTGATCGTTTTACCTGCACCGTCCACCACGATCCCCTCCCGGGTCAGCGTCACGGACTGCCCCTGATCGTCATAGACAGCCACCTCACCCGTCTGCAGCCCTTTCAGGCGGTAGCGCCGGTCCGACACCGTAACAACCACCGCATGAGAACGGTCGCCATCCGGAAACAACACCACCGCTTCCGCACCGCTGTTTGCCCTTGCGGTAAAACCGTAGGGTTCAAGATGTTCAACCCCGGCTTTGGGTTCACCGGCAATCAGAGACACATCCACGGTCTGACATTTCGTGGCGGCACTGATGCTTTTCACCACGGCCCGCCCAATCAGGCCGAGGAGTTGTCGCTGCATGGCTTCAATCGTCCTCATCAGAACGGGTCCTCCTGTACTCTGGCTTTTTTCTTTTTTCGCGCGCCGGGGGCTTCGGGTTCAGGCAGATAAGCATCAGGTGGGCCGACACGGATTTCCGTCAGGGTGCCGTTCTGGTCCTGAGTAAACGTGACTTCCGAAACAAGCAGTTCGGTATTGTCGAAACCACAGACCGGATCAAAGACAATCACCCGCTGGTTGGGCTGCCACAGCGTACCGTTACCCTGTCGCCAGCCCTGCACCACATAGGTGGTTTCATCCGTCCGCGCCGCCCGTTGCCGGGCTTCAAAGTCCGCACGGGCAATACAGCCTGCCCCCGTAGCCTGCCCTGTCTGCCTGATATACATCGGACGGTAACGGGCAATAAATGCGTCCTCTGTGCGGGCCCGCAGCGCGGTGGTGGTGGCCTCACCGAAATCATCGTCGTTTCCGGCACGCTGCCCCGCCACCTGGTAAACAGAAAACCGCTCCCGGATACTCTTCTCCGTATCACAGGAAAGGATGTTTTCCCCGAGTACCAGCGCAGTATGTGCCCGCGTTGAGCCAATACCGCCAATCACCAGCCTGCCGTGCGGGTCGTCGTAAGCCAGTGCCTGCTGCTGACCGAGTATTTTGTTGATTACCTCAATCACCGTTTCACCGTGATCAGGCTGGACATCAGGAATAACACCCGACGGCGCACCGTTGTTCACCACCTCAATGCCGAAAGGCGCAGCAAGCACCTGCGCAATCTGTACCAGCGATCGTCCGTTAAACTGTGTCGGTTCGGCTGCACAGTCAATCAGGTCAGCGGTCAGACTGCGTCCGGCAATACCGGTGCTGACCGAACGGGCATCGTAACGAACGGGCGTCGCCTCCACCCAGCCGGTGATCACCAGCTCATCACCAATCAGCACCTCCACTTTTGAACCGTTTTTAATGCGCGGCTGAAGCGTGGTAATACCCTCATCTCCCGGCCACTGGCGGGTGATCTCCACACTGAAATCCCGCGCCAGCCGTTCAATACCGGCACCGATGCGCACCGATGTCCAGCCATTCCACTCCCGGCCATTTACCCGTAGCGTGACATTGTCGTTCATTGCACTGGCACCTTCAGAGGGATCACCGGCACAAAGCCGGGATGCGTAATGGCATTACGCCGGATAATGTCCGCGTCACGCGCCGCGTTATCAAACCAGGTCGCCGCCAGCACCAGCGCGGGTAAAACCTCATCCGGTGTGCGCTGAATGATCCGTGCAGACTGTTCAAGGCGCGTGTTGATATCCGCATTCAGATCTGCTTTCACCCGGCGCAGCGCCAGAAACAGCGCATCGCTGGTTGTACGGGACAACTCCTTATCAATTGCCGTATTCAGTGTGTCGCGAATGTCAGTCAGCTCTTCCCACGTCGGCAGGTCAACCGTGTTTTTCACCGCCGGTGCATTGTTCAGTGCCGGATGCGTGACGGAAGGCCAGCCAGTGCTCTGCGCGGATGTTGTTGCCTGCCCCACTGCGGAATTCTGCATCACCGCGGAAGTTGTTGGCGCAGGCAATCGGGTGACGGCATACGCCGCTTCGCTGATTGCGGTCGTACGAATGGTGCTGGCAACCACGTTACGCTGCTGCGTCGCCGTGGCGGTGGTTTTACTGTCCGTTTTCCAGACGCCGCGCGGTTGCAGATCGCTGCCGAGGCTGACACCGGAAAGCGTTTTGATCATGGTGACCAGGTCGCTGGCGTTACCATAAAGACGTTTCCCGGTACGCCACATTTTCTGCACCTGCTCAACGAGATTTTTGCCTGACGATGGCGGCGGCAGAAGTACCGAGATATCCCCCTGCAACAGCCTGGCGGCATCCGATACGGCAGAATCCACCACTTTCATCGCATCAGAAACATACCCCAGCATTGTGCTGACATTACCGACGACGTCGTTCTGCACAAAATCCGCCACGCCATCGATACTGAAACCACTGAAACTGTCACTGATGCAGTCATCCAGTGCAGAACAGGATGACATCAGCGTCTGCGCCGTCGCCGCACCTGATGTGGGGTAAGAGAGTTCTCCTGCTTCGACAAACTTCAGGTCAAAGCGGACAATACGCCCTTCACTTTTCGATGTGCTGACCCGAACTTCCCCGTCAACACAGACTTTCAGCTCACCATATGTCGGGTGGACAAGCGTGCCGGGACCGGGTTTATTCAGCGCTTCAATCAGGCGATCGCGCTGGTCAAAGCAGTCATCTCCCACCACATAAGCTGTGATGGACGGGCGGAAAGTGATTTTTCCCAGATCTTCGGTATAGGGCTTGTCGCGGTTCGGGTATTCATGTGTTTCCACACGGCGACCGGTTCCCGCACTTTCTTCTTCAACCTTAAACGGCACGCCGCGAAATGACGCGTCCTGAAGTCTGTCACGCCAGCCTGAAGACGACGAAAGTAATGAAGGTCGGGTGGGAAATGAGGATAAATCCATAGACTGACCTCAAAAAGGACTGCGTTATCGTGGAAAACGAAAAGGGGAATACCCCACATCGTGCGTGATTTTCATCAGGGGATCGGCTTTGCCCGGTACATCAATTATCTTCATACCTGGCGGAGCATTCTCGAACGTGACTTTCAGCTCGCTGTGCTGTGTCATGGAAGAAGATGGATTCAACAGCGGAACATTGGGTTTGTACTGACTCAGGCTGGCCTGATACTGCTCGTACTCTTTACGATCAAAAAAAGGCGTCCAGTCTGAAGCCAGAAACAGCCCTTTATTATCCAGCCAGTTAACCGTATCTTCAGGAACAACACTTTCCAGAGTATCTTTAACCGGCTCATACATCAGGGTTCCCAGAAAACCATATACCCCGGCCTTCCCGATAAAGCCGCGGCCTTTCCCCATCAATCCCGTTTCTGCCGATACCTTCCCCAGCGTACGCATCTCTCTGGTCACTGCGGTAATGGATTTGGTAACGTCAGCAACCCATTTGGTTGCCATAAACAGGGCAATCGCTTTCAGAACAGTTTCCCATCCCCCCATCGCCTGCGCCGTTTCATCCACCACGTGCCAGACTTTTTTTATGACAGGACCTACGGTTTCCCAGTTATCAATAATGAGGTAAGCGCCACCAACCAGAAGAGCAATCAGCCCCTTAGCAGGCGTCATATTCATCACACCGCCGAGAACTTTCATAATTCTGGACAAAGAGCCTGCAGCGGCTCCCACCGTCAGTAAGGCCAGACCGATTTTAGCAATGGTCTTAACGAGCTCCGGGTTTTCACGGACAAACGTTCTCACTTCCTCAAGGAGCGGTTTTACCGCTTCAAGACCATCATTAACCTCAGGAAGAAACGTTTCCCCCAGCGTGGAAGAAATGGCATCAAGTTGATTTTGCAGAAGTAAAAGCTGGTTTTCCGTCGTCGCTGCCCTCGAAGCATATTCCTTCTGCATCGAACTGCCATACTGCTGGGAATCCGCAACCCGCCTGAAGTTGGTACGCAACAAATCAAGGTTAGTCAGCAGAGGTGCTATCGCGCCCAGAGACTCTTTCCCGAACAGGGCATTCAGCACAGCTGCCTGTTTTTCTTTGGGCACTTTAGCCATCGCATCCAGTACAGACAGCATGGTTCCCCGGGCATCTTTCTGCATATCAGCAGCTAATTTCTTCGGATTGATCCGCAGAAAACGTAATGCCTGTTTCTGCGATTTTGTCGCGGAATTTCCCGCGGTCAGGGAAAGCATGAAGTTCTTGATCCCTGTGGCGGCAATTTCTGACTCCACGCCCATCCCGGCAATGGTTGCCCCCATTGCCGCGATTTCGCCGGAAGCCACACCTGCAACACCACCTAAAGGACCAATACGCGTAACAATATCGGAGATTTTCTTCGCATTCGCCGGGCCGGTATTACCAAGGTAGTTGATTTTGTCAGCCAGCCCGGCCACTTCATCCTGCGTCATATTAAACGCAGTACGCCACTGGGCCATCATCTGCCCGGACTCTTCAGCCGTGGTATCAAAGGCCACGCCCATCTTCACCGCATCAGTGGCAAACTGCATCAGTTCATCACGTGCAATCCCGGCCTGACCGCCAGCCGCCACAATTTCCGCGATCCCGTCTGCAGACATGGGAAGCTCAGTAGACAAAGCGCGTACCTGCTCCGTCATGGCCTTAAACGCATCCGGCGTATCCAGACCGTCTACCACTTTGCGGACATCAGCCATCTTCGATTCAAGGGTGATGGCTGATTTTACAGGGAGTGCCAGTGCCCCCATTATTGCAGTACCCGCCCCGGCAGCGCCCAGAGCAAGGCTGGAGACTTCTTTCTGAAACCCCTTAAGCTGACGCTGCATACCTTTAAGCGGGCCGGACAGCCTGTCAACGGCGGTGATGATGGCTTTCAGCTGAAAATTATCAGCCATGCTTCATCTCCTCATTTATACGGACGGCCTCTGCCTCCAGATCAGCAAAGTGGGAAATAGCCGTCCGGCGAAGTTCAAGGGGGTTTAATTTCCAGAACCACGCGACATTGTAGAATCGCTTCCGGAGGTCTCTTCCGTCTCCAAGCCGGTAAAAAAACGCATTACAATCATGCCTGCCTTGAAAATATCCAGCTTCGTCATCTGCGCTGCAGACGAGCGCGGGATCCCGGCCAGAAGCGGGATATATTTCAGCGCTACCTGACTGTCCATTTTCATACCACCATCAGGTGAAACAGAGAAAGGGAACCCCAGCGCCTCAATCTCGTCATACGTAGGCTCACGTATTTCCAGCACATGCAGTGTTTCTTTGTGGGCGATGATCGGTTTTTTAAGTACAAGCTCAATCACTGGTAATCCCCTTCTTCACCGTGGAACTCAAGATCAACCGTGCCTTCTTCGGCATTATGGTTCGCTTCACCGTGCAGCCAGGCAGACGACAATACATAGACCTGACCGTTCGCCAGCTCGGCAGTGATGGTCATCTCATCAGACGAGGTGATTTTGCTCACCGGAAAATTCTTCGGCACCTTGAAGGTCCCTTTGACATAAGGTGCACGGTGAGTTTCCTTGCGGTCCACTGAACCGTCCAGGCCGATGATGTCATCATTAACCGTCCTGTTCATGGGCACCTCAATGCCGCCGGTCAGCGATAGCTGCTGACCGTCAATTTTGAAATAACAGGTTCCCCCGATACGGGCCATTATGCAGACTCCTCTGAATACTGAAGACGGAACTGGTTAACCACGGCAAAGACACGCAACTGGTTAACATAGTCAGGCGGGAACAGCGTGTTCAGGCGGTTCGGATCGCTGGCATCACGCTCCACAACCAGGTACTGCTTGAACAGTTCGTAGTTTTCCACGATCCCCGCACGCTCGAGCTGACGGTAGGTTGCCAGCAGTTCCCCTTTGATCACCGCCGGGGTGACAATCGCCTGACCGGGACCAAAGCGGGTACCGTCGCTGGCAAGCTTGTGACGCCCGTACTTACTGGTAATGACGGATTTCAGTTTGCGCAGTACATACGCACTGGTATGCAGCGTCTCGCTGTCGAGGTAGCTGTTATCCGCAACCCCGTAAGCGTTTTTCCTGTACGTGGTGACATCACGCTGAATGCGCAGTACCCCACTTTCGACATACGCCGTTGCCACGCCATGAGACAGCAGGGTCTGTTGTTCTGTCATCGTGAACCGTTTCCCCTTCGGCGCAGGCAGCATACCCACCAGCTCACCGGTCTGCGTGGGACGTGCCGGATCGTTGCGAATAAACACCGCTGCGCGGGCGGTACGGCTTGCCGCCAGCTCGTCGGCAGGCGTCTGGGTGTCTTTTTCGTATCCCGCCAGGGTAATGTGCTGCTGGTTAAACTGGTCACCTGCGGTCACCAGTTCTGACAGCGTGCCGATCTTTGCCGTATACACATGACCATACAGCTGACGCGCATAGCTCCAGCGACCGCTGGTATCGTTCATCTCGGTCACCAGCGTGTTAACGGAGGCCGTGTCGTTGAACGGCAGACCGATATAATCAAACGGCTCATCCGCCATTGCAGCCACCGCGCCGGTGAGAACCGGAGCGCCCGTTCCGGCGGTCCCCGTCGCCACGGCAATCTGTACGCCCGCTGGCAGCACTTCGCCCCCACCAAAGCCGTAGTAATTGAGGCTGACAGGAATTTCATTCCCGCAAAGCCCCTTATGACGCGCGGTCAGTGTGACCACGCCTGCCGAAGATGAGGCCGTAAACGGCAGGGCCGGAACGGCATTGATGGCATCTTTGATACTGCTGGCAATCGTCGTGACGTTATCGCCGTTGGTCACTGGAGCCTGCACGCGGGTACGTCCCACATAGACATTCACCGTGCCGGTTTCGGTTGCCGCCCCGGTCACCGTCAGCGTAACCGTTGCCGCCGCGCCCGTGGATTCAGGAACGGCAATTACATACAGTTCACCAAACGGGTCGGTCTGGCGATAAGCCTCGACCATACGCGCCAGCTGACTTCCCGCACCACAAATCTGGCGTGCATAGTCTGCCGACGGCATCAGCACCAGACTGTTGGCAACAATCTCTGCACCGTTATTGGCATGACCAATCAGCAGCGATGCTCCGCTGTCCTGTGCAGTATTCGCCGCCTGGTTATCCATTTCCGCATAAAACAGCGGAACCAGCGTATTCGACGGAATGGTGTTAAAGCTTATCGTCATCGGTGTTCACCTTTTTATTCACGCGCCGGATATCACCCGCTGCTTCACGGCGCAGCCAGTAGTTGTTCTCGTCAACATTTCGCCCTTCGGCGGGCAAAAGGTCACCGCGGGCAGGGTCAGGCACTGACCGCCCTTTAACAGGTTTCACAAACATGAAGATTCTCAGGAAGGAAGGGTTATTTCGGTGTGATGTTCGATATCGCCGTCAGGCCCGTTACCGGGATCGAGATAATCAACATCAATCGCCAGCGTTCGCAGTTCATCCAGACTGTTCAGGTCATCCTGCTGGCGGGTATCGTCTTCAGTCAGCTCGCTGATGATCGAAAAATCGAACTGATAAATCAGCTCATGACGATTCAGATCCAGCAGCGTGCCGCCGTCATAGGTAATCGGGTTACCGCACGCTTCCGGGTTCCAGCCCAGCAGGGCCTTAAAGAGCATCTGCCGGACATCGTCCACCACATCATACGAAGCAAACTGACCGCGCTCATCACGCCCGTTACTCAGTATGACAACCACGGAGAAGCCCTCTTTCAGCTCCTGCCAGTAGTCGGTCTGGCTTTTGTTTTCTCCCGGAGAATCATCCCCCGGTACCACATACGCCGCCGGGAGTCTCAGCTTTCCGACCTCCGGCAGATTTTTGAACTGGGCCGCGCCTGCCACCCGGTTTTCAAAATACGGGCAGCGGGCACGCAGCGCAGCAATAACAGGCGTCAGTTTCATGTTTTTTTCCTTCTTACAGGACGTAATGACCGCTGTAACTCACGGGACAGTAACTTTTGTGTCCAGTAACGACGCTGGTCGATGACATCAGCCATAAAGTTATTACGTGGTGCCAGCCGCCAGCGGGATAAATGCTGCTTTTTCTGGCGCTTATCCTTTTTGCTCATCCCGTATGCGGCATGACGCACACCGTAATACAGAAACGCCGGATAATACGCAGAACCTTCAGGAAAACGCCGGTTACCCTGCCCGTTTTTCTGGTTAGGGGAAATCCTGACCATCAGGCCAGAACGACGGGAGCTTTTACGGGGGACGTAATAACCTATAGAACGCGCAAGTCGTCCGGTCTGATAGCCGGGGTTTTCACCTGGAGCAGACCGACCACGTCGCATCACCAGCCGCCGGGCATCACGCATATAGACACGCCCGATTTGAACAAATGCCCTTCGGAGCCTGGCACGATTAAACTCCATCTCCTCCGGTTGTTTGAAATCAACGTGTAAAAATGCTGTCTGCTCCACTGCGTCCTCCCATTTGTTCTTCGGCACCCAGTTCCGTACACTCCAGCAGCAGAAAGCGCCGCGCCCCGTTCAGATCACGCTGACGTTTCACCCGGTACACACTGTCATCACAGACCACCTCATAATCAGCAGTGATCCCCCGGCGGTAGCGAATGGTGATGTAATGGGTGATGGCGTCTCCGATCTGCGCGGTTTCCTGCCAGGTGGTGGCACTGGTCTGGATAACCTTCGCCCATGCCCGGAACGCAACCGGGTATTGAGGCTCCACGCCAAAGTTATCCGCGGGCATATCCACCCGCTGGCGGATCAGGACGCGTTTATTCAGTTCGCCGGGGTCCGGCAGAATGTAGGTTGCGCTGGTCTGCGCCTGACGAATTTTCATTGCGGAAAGTACCTGTACGGGCCGACAAGCCAGCCAAAACTCTGCGGCATGTCGAGTTTCTCCACTTCCGTAACCGACGAGCGGTTTTCGTAAAAATGGCTGATAAGCATCAGCATCCCCAGACGAATATCATCCGGCAGGTGCAGCCCGTCCGGATCGCTGTCCGGAATGGTTTCATCCGGTGCATAGAGCTTCCGGTTCAGATACGTTTCCGTCCGCTTTTGTGCCGCACAGGCCAGCAGTTGCAGATGGCGGTCATCAGCATCGAAATCCTCATCCAGCCGGAGTTGGGCTTTAATCTCTCCCATTGTCAGAAGCATACTCAGCCCTCTTTACTGGTCGTGGCTTTTTTCTCTTTTGCCGCTTTACTGCTTTTTGCACTGATTCCGCGCTCTGCTAACCCGGCCTGAAGTGCAATCTCCTGCACCCGGGCAGGAAGCGCCCCGTCGCCATACTCACCGGCCCGAATGACCTCAACACGCATACCGTCCGGTGACCATTTCAGATCTTGTTTCAGGATCATGATTCTTCACCCGTCAGAACAGGGGGCGCGGTTCCGCGCCCCTGAATGATTACGCCGCAGCAATCTTCAGCAGTTTGATGGCCTGCGAATCGACCAGCATCCCGCCGGTGCGCTTGGTGGTATAAAAACCGACAAACGGTTTATTGGTGTACGGGTCGCGCAGAATGCGGGTGCCGATACGGTCAACGATGGTGTAACCCCGTTTGAAGTTACCAAATGCAATGGCTTTCGCATCCGCGGCGATATCCGGCATCTGCTCGTTTTCAGCGATACCGTAACCCGCCAGAGAGGATGGCTGCCCCAGTTCCAGCCCAGGACGCCACAGATAGTTACCCTCGGTGTCTTTCAGCAGACGAATGGCAAACAGGCTGTTGTTGTTCATCATGAACTTCGCACCGGTGCGATGTGCCTTACGCAGCGTGTAAATCAGTTTGATAATGGCATCAGCGGTCACCGCAGTCGCTTCACCGGATACAATATGCTGAAGTTTGCCAAACGCCCGGACCTTGTCGGTTTCATCCGTGGATTCATACGCCAGGAACCCTTTCGGCTTCTTGGTGCCATCCCCGGAGGTAAAGGCAATTTCTTCCTGTTCGGCAAATTCGGTTGCCAGCTCGCTGTTGATCCAGGCCTCCACGTTGAAGAAGGCATCGTCCAGCATTTTCTGGGTGGCCTGCGGGTTGCCGTAGATTTCCCCCATGAGAGGTTCAATCAGCTCCAGTCTGGAGGTGGCAGTCTGGGATCGCGTATCCGTTTCCCCCACCCATCCGGAAGCCGTGCCGCCCAGATTCACCAGTTTTTTGTAGTCGGAACCGCCAACGGTGATCACCGTGGCTTCCTGACGCATCACCACTTCATCTTTCAGCAGGTTGAGAATGTTGCGATCCAGTGCTTCCGGCACGGCGTAGCCACCGTCTTCATCGGTGCCCACCTGCAATGCCTTACGCTCCAGATCGCGCAGACCGTCTTCACGGCCTTTACGCAGGAAGCCCACAAACGCCTCTTTATGCTCGGTGGCCAGTTTATTTTGCGCTCCACCTGCCGGACGTTTCAGCTCAAGCAGCTCTTTTTCAAGGTCGCTTTTGAGATTTTCCAGCTCGCTGAGTTTTCCGTTCAGGGTTTCCACCTGCCCGGCAAGTTTGCCTTTTTCCTGCTCAATCGCCTCAACGCGCTTGTCGTTCTTTGCTTTGAAGTCGTCAAACTTCTGCTGCAGCTCCTGCGCGACCTGTTCGACATCTTTAATATCAACCGCCATCGTATTTCTCCTGATTAGAAGTTCAGATTTTTCAGTGCATTCAGTGCAGAGCCCACATCCTCAGCGTCGCGCAGGGACAGTGCGCCATAGCCCCCGGCCATGAATGCTTTGGCCTGGGTACGGGAGAGTCCGACATCACGCAGGACTCTTTCGATTTTTTTCTGTTCGGGGATTTCCCCGCGGGCCAGTGCGTTCTTGACGTCGCTGATCCGCGCCGCGTCGTTAGACGGGAACGTCACCAGGCTGACTTCCCAGAGGTCGATTTCTTTCAGCAGAAAGGCTTCTTTGCTCCGGTCGTATTCCCAGTCTTTCAGGACGTACCCAATAGAAAGGCCGGTTAACGAACCGGCCTTCATGTGTGCATGTGCGCGTTTTGCGAGGGGATCATCATCAATAAGCAACCGTCCCCTGACGTAAAGCCCGACATCGTCTTCCTTCATTTCGGTGTAAACACCGATGGGTTCATCCATGCGGTGCTGCCAGAGCAGCGCAGGTAACGCTTTTCTGTCACTCCACGCCCGCAGGGAAGCAGCAAATGCCCCGGACATCACCACATCATCGTGGCTGTCCTTTACACCAAAGACGGAGCCATACCCTTCAAACTCACCGGAGTCACTGACAGATTTCAGACTCAGCGGTACATCAAGACGTTGTTTCGTCTGCATTGGCGTTATCCTTCTGCTTACCGGCTTTACTGCCATCGGAGGGTTTCGTGGTCATGTTCATCGGTGTGAGATAGACATCACCACCGGGACGCGGATTCATATCTTCCAGGTCGCGGCAGTCATTGGGAGAGTAAATTCCCCAGTTGATCCCGGTGGCGTAGGCTTCAAAACGGGACTTCATATCCCCGCGCAGTAACGCCCCGGCGTTAAATTTGGCGTAATAAACGCCCTGCTTACTTTTTCGTACCAGTCCGGTGTTGATCCGCTGTTCGATGCGGGTCAGATACGGCACCAGTGAATAGTTGATAAATCCCAGCCCCAGCTCTTCGATATTGTTGAAGGTGGCGCGATCGGTGTTCTGCACCATGTGCAACGGCACCCGGAACAGACGACAGATTTCTTCAAGCTGAAACTTGCGGGTTTCCAGGAACTGGCTGTCCTCGGCGTTCAGCGCCATCGACTTCCAGTCCAGCCCCATCTCAAGGATCATCGGGCGGTGAGCATTGCCAAGCCCGGTGTGACGCTCCTCAAAATCTTTCTTCAGGCGCTCATAAGCCTGATCCGACAGCGTCTGCTCTGTACGCAACACACCCGACGTCACCGCGCCATTGCTGAACAGTCTGGCCCCGTGCTCTTCGGTCGCTGCCGCCAGCGATATTGCCTCGCGGGCATAGGCGATGGGATTCAGCCCCACCAGTCCGTCCAGCGTCAGCGTGCGCACATGCCAGATATCCTCCTGGCTCAGTACATCCGTGGAGCCATCCGGGAATGTGACCTGATAGACCGGCTCCCAGCTACTGTTAAGCTTCGGTACCACACAGCCGGGATCGACGGGCAGCAGTTCAGCCACTTCGCCAAATGCTTTCACTTTGTAGGCGTAAAAGTTTCCCCGCAGGCACAGACAGGTGACCACCAGCTCCCAGAACTCCTGCGGCGTCATATAGCCATTGGGATGCGTGGAGATCAGCTTATGCAGACGTTCGCCAGTGGCTCTCTGCTTCAGGCTGCCGTTCAGGTGATACAGGTTGCAGGGCAACATCCCGACCGACTCCGCCAGCACCCTGACACAGGAAAAAACCGCCGTCAGTCGCATGGCCCGCTGGCTGCTGATCTGCTTTCCGGTATAGGTGTCGTAGGACAACCCGATAGCCTCCGCCAGCTCTGCTGGCGTGGTCACCGGTGCGTCACTTTTTCGTTGAAATAATCCCGAAAAGAACACTATTTACCTCCGCCGACAGACGGCTGTGTACGGTCGAGATATCGCGCCACCAGCCACGACCAGAACAGACACAACGCCCCGGCAACAACAAACCCCGCCGGGGGATAAATCAGCCAGGCACCATACGCCAGCAAAAGCGCCCCCAGCACGCCCACCAGAGGCGCGAGAATCAGCATGATCATAATTACCTCAGTTAAAGCGAGCGGATCCCATAGGACTCAATGTGGTCAGACAGCGTGTCTTCTTTCTCGTACAGCATGGCTCTGCCAACCGCCATAATCAGCGCAACTGCACCATCGATTTTGTTTTCCGCCTGCTCTTTGACGGGCTTCACTAAATCATCGTTACCTGGCATGTTTTTGCCGACCACATTGCCGATACACCAGGTCATGATGGGATTGCCGTCATGATGAAAGCGTCCCGATTCAATCGCTGCCTCCAGCTCTTTCATCGGGTCGGACATATTGGCGAAGTTCTGGACGATAGTAACGGGATTCAGGTCTTCATCAGCAAGGTCATGTGACAGCCCGGTCGCTCCGAAAGGGTCGATGGGTGACTCACTGACCGGGCTGATTTTGTTCGCCGCTTTGGCCTCTTCGAGGATGTAGCGATAATCCACCTCTGCACCATCGGTAACGGTCAGAACGCCCATTTCCACCCATTTCTGAAAGCGTTCGGCTGTCCGGCGATCTTCATTTTTCTCGACGCTATACACCGTGTCATACGGTACCCAGAAACGCGGGGCCACACTGTAGTAATGCGTTTTACCGTCAATCTCGCGGGTATAAAGTCGCGCCATGCTGTTCATATCCAGCTTACGCGCCAGGTCAAAGGCCAGAATGCACGGCTGCCCCTCGAACTGCTCAAGAGTCAGTGATTTATCCTCGCAGCTCTGCCAGCTCACCAGGTTGAAATACGCCGAACGCGCCGACACCCAGATATTGAGGTGTTTTGTTTTAAAGACGTTTGCCAGACGGGCGTTATTTTTCGCACGCTGCTGCTGACTTAACAAAAATTCGCGATAAACCGACACGCCAATATTTGGATTGGCTTTTTCCAGCACCTGCGGGTCGGTCCAGTCGTCACCTTCATCAACGGTATAGATGATCCCGAACAGTTCATCGTTAGGCACCGAGCCGTTGAGCATCTCGATGACTTCCCGCCGTTTGTCGTAGCACGGCCCCTCAATGTTGTACCCGGCGGTGGTGATGGCCCACATCAGTGGCTGACGTCGCGCCCCCATCCCGGTAAGCATTGTGGTATAAAGCGCATCGGTGGCATGCTCGTGATATTCATCCACCACCGCACAGTGGGGTGATGAACCATCACCTGGGTTGCCGATCAGCGGTTCAAACCGCGCGCCATCCTCCGGACGGTTCATGTTTGAGGCGTTAACCTCAATCCCGAACGCTTCCGTCAGCATGGGTGTGCGTTTACACATCAGTCGCGCCGGGCGAAAGACTTCCCACGCCTGTTTCTCTGTCGTGGCACCGGAATACACTTCCGCGCCAAACTCGTTATCACAGGCAAAACAATACAGGGCAACACCGGCAGAGATTGCTGATTTGCCGTTCTTACGGGGGATTTCGGTGTACACCTCCCGGAAGCGGCGCAACCGGGTGCCTTTATTGACCCAGCCAAACGCACAGCAGATCACAAATAGCTGCCACGGCTCCAGCGTGATGGGCATCCGTTTGAATGCCCACTCCCCCTTGGTGTGCGGCAACAGCTGAATAAATTTCGCGGCCCGTTCAGCCAGGTCCTTGTCGAAGCGGTAACGAAACGACTTACTTTTTTCCGCCATCAGGTCATCAAGATGGCGCTGGCAGGCCTGAATCACAAACTGGCAGGCAACAATCTTTCCGCGCACGACATCCCGGGCATACTGATTTGCAGCATTTACGTTGGGGTAAGATTTCCGGCTCATGATTCGATGATTTTCAGAAACGGGTTAGTGGCTTTCTTCTGCCCCGCCAGGCCAATCAGACGCTGGCGGCTGCTGGGGTCGAGTCCGAGCATTGCCCCCGTGCTGCTCATCTCGGACTCCTGTTCTTTTTTGGCGGTCAGCTCCGGATTTTTGACCCTGCCGCCCATTGCACCGGTGATGGTGTTGCCCTGTATGGCAATATTTTTCACGGCACGTCGCCAGAACTCATAGGCCACGCACCACCGCTCAAGCACCGCGAGGTCAGTCACGCACAACAGGCCCTGACCGCAGAGTTCTTTGGTTGTCAGTTGCCACATGATCGTGGCGAGAGGGAGATTTTCTTCTGCGAACCACTCCGGTGGCTCAACACCTTTGATGGGCGTAAAAACAGGTTCATCTTTATTCAGGGCTCGCTTGCCGGGGTTTCCGGCCAGCGCCTTGCGCGCCGTTGGCTTGGGGCGACGCCCGGAACGCCCCGCCGTTCCAGCCATATGCGGCACTCCTGGTTAAATTTCATTTTTCGCGGGTATAAAAAAACGATGGGGCGGGCAGTCCGGAAGACGTCAGGTCACAGGGATTTGACCCGCCCCTCCCCTCTGGCTGTGGGAACTGGTTCTTACTTCAACCGTTCACGGGCCGTCTTCGCCTTATGACATGGCCAGCACAGGCTCTGCAGATTACTGTCAGCGTCAGTGCCGCCATGCGCCTTAGGGATAATGTGGTCAACGGTTTTCGCCTCACGCACCACACCGGCACGCAGACATAACTGACACAGGCCTTTGTCACGCTTCAGCACACGTTCACGGATGGTATCCCACTTCGAACCGTAACCGCGCTGATGACGTGACAGGCCTGGTTTGTATTGCTTCCAGCCTTCGCTTTTGTGGCTTTCGCAATAGCCTGACGGGTCAGTAGTGGTATTGCGGCAACCGCGAACGCGGCAGGCTTTTGGTGTACGTGGTGGCATTAATTGTTTCCTTAAGCCATTACGATGCGTCTGAAAATGAGTTAATCTGAAAATTCCTTCACTATGCGAGAGCATGACAATGGTCATAGGACAAGAAGATCAGAAATGCTGCCCGGCTTGCAATTCAGATGCGACCTGGCAGAACCGTGATACCGCTTGGTTAATTAGATGCCCGATGTGTGAAACATTTCTCATCAGGAATTCCACCATTGAAATTTTGCGAAGTGACGTTGTGTATCGGACATTAGCTGGTGACCTTCTCAAACAAGAAGGTGGGTGTGACTACATGCTTACAAGAGGAAGGCTTGCGAACTTCGCGAAAACCCAGCTCCCAAAATCAAAGTTTCAGGAATACTTCCCTGGTGACAACTACGAATAAGCCATTACAAAGCCCACCCGCAGATGAGCTTTGTAATGGCTACTGTGAGTTGCGTGACGTTTCTATCTTCCTGATACTGGCCTTGTCGATGTTGCACTGGCCCAGCGCCGAAAGCAGGCTCACATTCAGATCCAGACTGGCCCCATAGGTCAGCGGGTCGGGAATGACTGGCTGGGGCGTTTCAGTGGTCAGGCTTGTTGGCAGCGGTACCGCCGGAACCGGCACGTAAACTGTTCGCGTACTTCCGCAACCGGTCAGCAGCGGCAGCAGGCACATGACGTGAAGCACAATCATCATCCGCAACAGCCACTTTGATATCTTCCTGGGTTCTCTGTGACTCCAGTGCGATCTGCTGTTTTGCATGCTGGTTAGCCTCTATAACTGTATTGATGATTTGCAGTGATTGCAGAACGTTACGGGTAATGGCAGTTGCTGATTCAGCATTTCGTACAGCCTCATCAGCACGCTCCTTTTCGTGCTGATATTTGCTGTAGTAATGTCCAGCAGACCAGATGAAGGAACCAATGACGCTAACAACGAAGGCAACAATAACCAGCTTATATCTCAGCTTCATTTACTACCCCACCAGCTTTTTTAAATCGGGCAATCAGGTCACCGATTTTATGTTCATACTGACCGTAACCTGCACCAGGTAACGACGCCCAGATATTGCTGCAACGGTCGATTGCCTGACGAATACTGCCGCGGTCAATCATCGGTAAAGCACCACGCTCTTTAATCTGCTGCAGAGCTACAGCGTCCTGGCTTTCTGGAGAAAAATCTTTCAGGCCAAGCTGTTTACGGTAAGCATCCCACCAGCGTGAAAGAAGCTGGTAACGTCCGGCAGCTGTTGATTTGAGTTTGGGGTTTAGCGTGACAAGTTTGCGAGGGTGATCGGAGTAATCAGTGAACAGTTCGCCACCAACAATAACATCATAACCGTGGTTACGTGTCGGTTGTCGCCCGTTATCCGTTCCTTCTGACCATGCCACCATATCCAGGAAAGCTTTACGCTGGGAATTTAGTGCCTGCATAAATTACTCCTTCGAGCTACCAAATTTGTTACCGATTACTCGCATTGCAGCCCCACGAATAGCATCGACACCGATCAGCCCCACGCCACCACCAATGGCAACAGAAAGCGATTTAGGCCATCCGACATATTCAAGAGCGGATGCAAAGGTCAGCGTCAGAGCGCCACATAGCAAAATCTCGAGCGTTTTTCGCTTCCAGCCACCACCACCGCCAAAATAGGCGATGCGCAAACCAGCCATAACGATCGACATAATCACTGCACCCAGCGGTGTGTCTCCACGCCACCAGCTCTGAAACAACTCCAGCCAGTCCGGCCAGGTATTTGGGTTATGAGGCATTTCGTCATCTCTCACCTCGCGATATTTGCGGGTGCTGTGTTGGAAATAAAAAGGCCACGCAACGTGGCCACCAGAATTATTTCCCCACCAGTTCACTTACCTCTTTCACCGTCTGATTAAACCGCTCTGACTCAAGTTCAACACCTAACGCCCGACGCCCCAGCGCCATTGCTGCTTTTATTGTGGAACCGGATCCCATAAAGAAATCAGCAACCAGATCACCAGGTCGACTACTGGCATTGATTATTTGCCGGAGCATATCCGCCGGTTTCTCGCACGGATGTTTACCCGGGTAGAACTGAACGGGCTTATGCGTCCAGACATCGGTATAAGGCACGGAGACTGATACGGAGAAATAGCGCCGGAGAGATTTAAACTCATCCAGCAATTCAGAATATTTGCGATTCAGTGAATCATAAGATGCCACCAGCTGGTGGTGTGGTTGTTCCAGTTGTTGTTCCTGAAACTTCTCTGCCGCTATACGGGAAAACAGTGCCTGTAACTTCCGATAGTCAGCCTCATTCGGCAACTGCCACTGACTGGCACCAAACCAGTGGGAAACCATATTTTTCTTACCTGTGGCTTCGGCAATTTGTTTTGCCGTTATACCCAGTTCGGCACGAGCATCCCTGAAATACGATATCAGCGGTGCCATTATGTGCTGTTTGAGTTCCCTTTCTTTTGCCGCATAGCCGTCACTTTTGCCGCGATATGGCCCCTGGTAATGTTCAGCAAACAGAACGCGCTCTGTGGCAGGAAAATATGCGCGCAGACTTTCTTTATTACACCCATTCCAACGTCCGGACGGCTTCGCCCAGATGATATGGTTAAGCACGTTGAAACGTTCACGCATCATGATCTCAATATCAGATGCCAGGCGATGCCCACAGAACAGGTAAAGGCTTCCGGCAGGTTTCAACACCCGCCAGAACTGGGCCAGACAGTGGTCCAGCCACTTAAGGTAATCTTCGTCCCCTTTCCACTGATTGTCCCAACCGTTAGGTTTCACCTTGAAGTAAGGCGGATCGGTAACAATCAGGTCAATGGAATCATCAGGCAGGGACTGAATAAAATGCAGGCAATCAGCGTTGATTAAATCAACACTGTTTATTTTTACAGTATTTTTCATGGATCAGTAAGCGTAACTCTGGTAGGCTCACTCTGCTTTTGCGCTAAAGCAGTGGGCCGTGGTTCGCTTGTGACCAGTAAGCATGAGCGAATGGCTGGCAGGTGCTACCAACACCCACCAGCCGCCCATTTTCACAGCAGGAAACCGCCATTACTGGCAGCGTCTGAATTTATTCCCGTACCCGCCGTTATCCTTCGCCAGACCCGCCAGAACTAACTGAGTCAGTATTAACTGGCACCGGGCTTCGCTTACTCCGGTAGTTCTCGTCATCATGCGTGGCGTTACCCACTTGTCAGCAGGTAAGAAATGAAGAACTGCGGCGGCGGTTTCTGTCATATCTTGCTGTTTTAGCATGTCTTTTTCCCTTCTGGTTAACATGACATACCAATAACTCTTGTCTAAAAATCCAGCAAGATAAAAAGTCAGTATTCACGACCACCAGCGTGTTTACTGTACTGCACCAAGTTTACAGGTACAAAAAACCCGCTCAGTGGCGGGTTCTTAAATCTTATCAACGGTAGACATACAAAGCCCATCGTTGGGAAAATCTTATCCATGTTTTTTGAAAAATGCAAGCATCATGTCGCCATCTTCGGCGAAAATCATTTATTTTGTCACTTTTCTCAATTGTGTCTCTGCATATGCTTCTTCCTGCCAGCACTTTGTAACCAGTTTATCAATGACATCTGCATATCCTTTGTACCACTGATAATCCGTCAGATCCGGTACCAGCTTCTGGACATGATGCCGCGCCAGTGTGGTTGGTAAACGGCTAAACCGGTTTCCATTGCAACGCCCACAAATCTTATAAACAGGCGTGCCATGAAGCCGGGTTCTTTTTTCATCCAGGACAATACCTTTACCCTTACACCCTCTGCACGCTGTGCTGACTTCTCCCTTACCATGACAATGCTGACATAGTTCCTTCACCCACTCTTCCTTGATAACAGACTCCCCGCTTCTGGAGTGTTTCACCACTTCGCGCAATACATTATGAAATCCAGTACCAGCACAATGCTCACAGCGAGCCTTACTTGCCGCAGACCTGGAATAATCAGCAAAGGCAAAATTCACAAGGTAAGGAATGATCTGTAGCCGGGTTTCTTCACTCAATTTGTTCAATGTCGGGTTATCCAGTGCCATCGCGTAATTGAGCAGACCTTCAATCGCAAACTGAGGATCCTGAACACCAACTTTTGCCAGGAATAAGGCAAACCCAAGCGGTGCTTTCGACTGCACCATCCCCTGCGCAGCCATCACATCTGTAATTGTTAAACCACCCGAGCCTGTCGCCGGTGCGTCATCACTCAATTTTGGAGATTTTGGGGAGTAATATTTTGGTAAGGCTTCAAGGTTCATGCTCGTTCTCCACTTACGCCAGTACGCCTATTGCCAGCGCACGATCGATAAAACGAAATATCAGCTCCAACTGGGAGCCATACATCTCTTCAAATGCCACGGTACCCGCATGCAGCTCGTCGTGATGCTTTCTGCACAAAGGCAGCACGAAGAGGTCATGCGCTTTTGTACCCATTCCCCCCTGACCGTGGCCTATCAGGTGGTGGGGATCATCAGCAGGCTTTCCACAACATGCACACGGCTGTGTCTTAACCCAGCGCGTGTACTTTTCATTAACCCAGCGGCGACGTTTTGGGCGTAACATAAAAGACTCCGGCGACTCCGGATCCACTTTCAGCGCCAGCACCTTTTTCGCCTTATCCTGGATGATGCTGGTGGCAGGAACCGAAGGCACAAGGTCACTTTCCCGGGTAACAGACGGCACAACAGGCTTCGGTAATCTCAGTGCCTTACGGGCTGCACTTTCCGGTAAGGCATCCGCCAGATCATTACGAATCAGCCACCAGCACAGTTCCGGCATTGTCACAACGTGACTGTCATCAAAACCGAGATCCCGACGCACAACAGACAACACCCAGCGGGCACAGTTATCCTTTGCCATTGATTCCAGCCGTTCCGTGAACTGATCGCGCAGCTGGTTATCGCAGTGCCAGCACAGACGGATTGCGCCCGGCGTGTGTCGCATTGTGGTCATGTTCTCGCTGTGCCAGTCGGAATGAGGCCACTGGCAACCTTTTTCACGAAGTAACCAGCGTTCAAGACATTCCACTCCACCAGCACGACGGATCACTGCCTCATTGCGGAACACGGCCCGAACGGCAGGATCATCCGCCAGCGGTTGTGATGCCGCCGGAACGGCACCACTGGCAAAAGATGAATAACGTTCTGGCTCAGGCTCCAGCAGGACACGCCCCTGCATAAACAGGGGCATCAGCTCTGAACCGGGTCTGAACAATACGATCCCCATACGCGGGGCAATTTCAGGGGTCAGTAATGCTCTCACGGTCACCTCAATGAACGGTATCGAGCAGCTTTAACAGCTCAGGGAATCGGGATTCGAAGAAATGCGGCTGCGTCTCGCGCGGATTTGCGGGACTGGTGATGTTCTTGCCGAACATGCAGCCTTTCGCTGTCAGCGACCAGAATTTTTTGATGTTGTTAATCGCGGTACGGCTGTATCGTTCGCGCTGCTCGACGATCCCCAGCTTCACCATCTGGTGATATGCCTGATTAGCCGTCAGGCGGATACCATACTGCTTCAGCAGTGCACTCAGTGACAGCGTAGGGCGACTTGAGCCATCGGGTGCATCGGCAGGAGCATCAATTGCATAGCGCGGAGCCAGATTCGGTAAGCCAACAGCCTCCTGGAGTTTCTGACAGGCCCCAAGCACAGATGAGTTAGACAGGTTTAATTCCCGACGCATAAAGTCCAGCAGAATCACACCAGCCTGCATCTTGTCAGCAGCCTGCCCGGATAATTTTTCCGGTGCGCTGGTTACCATATCGAAAGTACGGATCACCTTCAGATGGAATGAAGGGCTGATCCACATTGCATAGGCATACACCAGTTCCTTGCAGACATACGTTCCCCGTTCATTTCCCCCATGAATCACACTCACCGGGTCAACACCCAAATTCTGGGTGTTGGTCAATTCATGAACAAGCTCAACAGTTTGTTGGCTGGAAAGAAACTTTCCTGGCTCCTTGGTTCTGGCATTTGCACCAGATGCTACTGCTGCGCGATGCAGATCGTTCAGGCTGTAACGCCCATAAGCATCACGACGAACTTCAATACCATCAATGACCATCAGATTATTCATACTTCGTTTCTCCTCTTAATCAGGCGGCTGCACCCGCCGGTTTCTCATACTTACTGATAGTGATCTCGACCTTCCCTTTCGGGATAACCGGTCCCCACTCCACCAGCATTCTTTTCACCTGTCTGTCGTCTTCCCACACACCCGCGTGGGTCAGGGCGTCAAACAGCGCCTTGTTATAGTTGTCCAGATCGCGGATCCGGTTATCCGGAGGAAACAACACGATCTCCACTGAAGCAGGTGCCGACGTTGGTTTCGGCAGACGACGTAACTGCTCAACTATTGCTGCACACGCCGCGCTCTGAAATTTTCGCCCCGCCTCGCTTATCAGGCTCTTACCAGCAAACGCCCCTTTGTTGGGGTGTCGCCAGTACGTGTTCACGCTGGGCGGGAAAGGCAAGATCAGCTTCATACTTTCAGGCCTCTCTCATGTAACCAGTGGGCTGCACGCAGCCTGGCGTTTTCCTCACCGGCAAGCAGTGCGCGGATAATCCCGACCGCCTCGCTGTCGTCGTCCTTCACCGCGGTATGAAGCGTTATCCCCCGGGCCACGCCACGCTTTATCGTGATGACGCCTTTTTTCTCCAGTGCACGAAGATGCTCTACCGCTGCATTCACCGAACGATATCCCAGCATGGTTGCCACCTCCTGATTGGTTGGCGGGAAGCCACGTTCTTTCTGGTAAGAAATCAGCATATCCAGCACCTGCTGCTGGCATTGAGTTAACGTCGTCATTACGCCCCCACGTAATTCCCTGACAGATACCACTCATCACTCGATACAGCGCGCTTGCTGCTTTTCCGTAAACACTGCTCACGACGCGCCAGAAAATTGTTTCGTTCTGGCTGGGAGTGGCTTTCACGGAATGCCGCCATCCACACCGTTGCAGCACGACGGTATAAGCCCCTGGACTCCAGTTCTTCCGCCTGGCGGGTCAGGCACAAAATCACCCGGGGATCGTTAGTGCCGACATAGAAATTGCGCACAGGTCTGGTTTCACGAACTGGTTGCGGTTCCGCCTCCTGCGCTCTCTCAGTCAGGCGCGGGAAATGTCTGCGTGTATCTCCTTCACAACGGTGAGCCACACGCCCACTCTGACGTAACTTGCTTGCTGACTGCAGAACGCGCTGCCGTGAGTAACCTGCAAAAGCATCCGCAATGTCTCCGGAAGTACACCCCGGATGGGCTTCAATGAATTTCTGAACGTCATTCAAAAGACTCATAATCACCCCCTGAATCCTGCCGGGATCTGGCTGTAGTCCACATTGTCGTAACTGGCTTTGAAGTACGGGTCTTCACGTTTTTCTGTGTGCGTGCTGACGGACGGCGATAAGCGCAGGGAAAGCTCATCCCATTTTTCCCGCAACTTCGACGGGCTGAGCACGTTACGGCACCAGAACGGATCGCGGCTGACGCGGCTGTACATCTCGCAGATTTGTTTGTGAGTACGACCATCCTGCACACACATCAGGCGAATTTCGTTTGCCCAGGCTGTCCAGTTAGGTTCTTTGGGACGAACCACCTCGCCGTCACATTCGGCGGCCTGCTCGTACAGGGCGATGATTTTTTTCCAGAGCCACTGTGCGCAGGTCAAATCATCCTGCGTTCCCCACTGGCGCTTTTTAGGGCTGAATACAACCGCATCAGGATGGCGAGTTAAAAAATCCTGTTCATCCATCTGCGTGTCCGGTTGCGAAGCGTCCGGACGAGAAGGTTTTTTATCTGATGGATCATGTTTTGATTTTACTGACGGATCCCCGCCAGATTCTGACGGGTGAAAACCCGCTTTTTTGCCAGATTTCGACGCATCAAATTTTGACGGGTCAGATTTTGATGCGTCAGATTTTGACGGGTCAGAATCTGACAGTTGAGAAAATGCCGCTGCCTGAAGCTTCGCAACGTTAAGCTGATAAACATTCGACGCATTGCGGTTACCCTGGCGACGCGCCTTACGCGTTAACCAGCCTTCTGCTTCCAGCCGTGCGATAGCCGTTCTGACGGTACTCATCCCCGCGCCAATCTGGCGGGCAATGGTTTCAATTGATGGCCAGCACACACCTTCGTCATTACTGAAATCAGCCAGGCGGGCCATAATTGCCACGCTGGATAATTTCATGCCTGACGCTGCGCAACCATCCCATACATAGCCGGTTAATTTAGTGCTCATGACCGACCTCTATTTCCCTGAATTTACGACGAAACTGTTCGAGCGGGCTGAAGCACTCATGCTCATAGCCTTCGCGGAGGTAGATAACTCGTTGTGTTTCCGGCTCCCAACGAATGACTCTGACGGGCACTCCGTAGTGATCTTTGAACCAGCGGTTAACTTGTCGCAAAGGACTGTCTCCTTCTGCCGGTTGAAATCACCCACAGCCCACTCAGCAAAGCTGTGGGTTACAATTTCCCTGTCACCTGGTACATTAACTGCATAGCAATACTCCACCTTCGCTTTTCCACCCGGTACAGGAAGCGCAATCAGTTGCGAGCGACGGTAGTGTGTTGTTAAACTGTTCATGCGTTAGTTTCTCCACAGTCACGACACGCCACGGCGCCCGGAGCTGCACACTCGCGGGCGTCATTACTTTCTGAAATGCAAAAGATTTTGTAGACCAGTGCTGCATGCTCCTGCAGCTTCGAAATTGAGAAATACAGCTCGTCGTTAATTGCTGTCTTCTCATGCGGTTCCACCACACCGTCTTCGATTGCCGAACGAATCTGTCTGGAATAACTGCCAATCTGTTCAATGACTTCCAGCAGGCGCTGGTTAATATCGGCGTTGTCCACATCCTCGACGTCAGGAAGAGACACAAAGACGCCATTTGCAGACTGCGCCACAGCGTCAGCAATGAAGTGAGTTCCACCAGCACGTTGCAAAATCATTGCCCATCCCAGCGGGAAAATCTGATCGCCATCGGCACGAAGGCGGTTAAATAATGCGTTTTCTGTTACATCCAGCCAGTCAGCTGCTTCAGCGTAACCACCCGGCAACGCTGCGATAGTTTTTCTGACAGCTTTCACGTACCACTCAGGCTGTTTTTCTACTTTCCAGTGATGCTTACCCACGGTTAGCCTCATCGTTCTGTGGTTTCTGTTAATCGATTTATCCATTAGATTTTTCATAAAGCTCAGGTTTAAATGGCAACCGTCCGCAAGTTCTATATGCAGCTTCTGCTGCACGTCCTTTTGGAATTAACTGGCCCGGACGGTTTCGCCACTGATAAACGGCTTCAGTTGTTATGCCGAAAAAAGCAGCAACTTTCTCAATACTGCCGAAGTAGCTTTCGATATCGTCAGTTGTCATACGCCCTCCAAACTAAGTTTTATTAGATGCTAATTACAAATCTATCTTTGGTCAATAAAAACTAAGATTACTTAGCAATTCAAGAAATGGTGCTCCTATGGAAACGGTTGGTCAGCGTATAAAAGCTCTGAGAAGAGTTACCGGAACGTCCCAGAAAGAATTGGGTAAATTTTGTGGAGTAAGCGACGTTGCTGTGGGGTACTGGGAGAAAGACATCAATACCCCTGGTGGGGAGGCACTTTCGAAATTAGCGAAGTTCTTCAATACGTCAATAGATTACATTCTTTATGGTGCTGAGTTTGAAGGCAAACTCGTCACAAACATGCGCAGAGTTCCTGTAATATCGTGGGTTCAGGCTGGGCAGTTTACTGAGTGCAGGGCAGCAGAAGTGTTTAGTGAAGTGGACAAGTGGGTAGATACATCATTAAAGATTGGTGATAACTCATTTGCATTAGAGGTTAAAGGTGACTCCATGACTAACCCTAATGGCCTCCCAACAATACCAGAAGGCGCAACAGTGATTGTAGATCCAGATGCAGAACCTCGTCATGGAAAAATAGTCATCGCTCGACTTGATGGAACAAACGAAGCTACAGTAAAAAAATTAGTCATCGATGGCCCTCAAAAGTTTTTAGTGCCATTAAATCCTCGGTATCCCAACATCCCTATCAATGGTAATTGCCTTATCATTGGTGTAGTCAAAGGGGTTCAATACGAACTCTAAGACCTCTCTTCTCTAACTAAGGCACCGAACTAAGAAAAGTTTGGTGTTTTCTCTTGCCATAATAACTAAGTTAAGTTAGATTTTATATCAAAGATAACGAACAGGCAGGACGCCCACGAAGTAGCCGCCTGGGGCATATGAAGTCCAGGATGATTCGTTAGCAACAAAAAAGCGCCCTACAGGACGCTTAGCTCTTTAACAATCTGGTCCCCATCAACAAGTAACTGATAACTTGAGGAGATGTGAAATGCACAAAACAGAACCCAAAATCGTCGCGCCTGGCTACACAGATGAGGAAATTTATGAGTGGATGACAAAGAAGCTGGCAGCTATAAACCAGCTTCGTGAAGTGCTGTCTTATCGACAGGAAACAATAGACTCCTTAAAAAAACTGGATCAGGAAATCACGGTTTTATCACAGGATGTTACTTTAGATATTGTGCAGACAAATTAGGATCCCATTCATTTTCGTCAAAATCATCAAAGTGATGAATTTGTGATCTCCAGTCTCGATAATCTAAAAATTTCTGGGCGGTTACGCTTATTTTATCAAGCGTGAGTTCATCCTGAATTGAAAGAAGAAGTTCATCAAATTTCATCTCATTAATCTGTTTTGGCATCCAGTGATGCTTCATCAGAATAAGGTGAACCAGAGCTTTTTTCCCATTCAACTGATTATAGGGAGTACCGAATTTCTTCCGGTGCTCATGTAAGACAAGGTCCAGAAGAGTAAGTAATGTTGCCCTTGATTCAACTTTGCTTATTTCGACTGATGACACTACCCCACTGATTTCAATGCCCCGATACTTTCCAACATTTTCACAGTGGGATTTGTACAGCGTATAGATATTACCGGACATTTCTTTTCCTTTTGCGTTGTTGGGGATAACCAGATTAACCGAATCCTTGTTGTTGGGGAATAACCAGGTCCACCTCGCCTGATGTGGCTAAAAGCAGGCACATAACAGCTAAGTATTTTCAACCAAAGAGAATCCTTAGCGTTGTGGTGAATGCGGCTCAGCGCACGCGGGTTAAGGTTGAGGCTGACAGTCGACCTTCTGTGGATACCCACCCGCCTAGTGTGCAACCTTCGCCAGGCACCGGGAGGCACCCGGCACCACAACTTTATGCTGTGTGTAGTCCTGGCGGTACCAGTTTGTACCCTTGCTTCCGGCTGGTACCGTCCTTTTTTGCAAAACAGAGAAGAGCATCACCGGACGACGGGCTCATAACCCAATCCATCCGGGCGGCTGCCACCGCAGGTGTTCTTCTCTGTTTTGTGGAGAAACCAACCGACCTTGCAGGGTCGATATGATGAGGAGCAGCAAAATGGCTAGCGAACGCAGTACTGATGTGCAGGCATTTATCGGGGAGCTGGACGGCGGCGTATTTGAAACCAAAATCGGCGCAGTTCTCAGTGAGGTCGCTTCCGGTGTGATGAACACGAAAACCAAAGGGAAGGTCTCACTCAATCTGGAAATCGAACCGTTTGATGAGAACCGTGTGAAAATCAAACACAAACTCTCATATGTTCGCCCAACTAACCGCGGGAAAATTTCCGAAGAAGACACCACCGAAACGCCGATGTATGTCAATCGCGGTGGTCGCCTGACTATTCTGCAGGAAGACCAGGGACAATTACTGACTCTTGCCGGTGAACCTGACGGAAAACTCCGCGCAGCAGGTCGTTAATATCGTTCGTAATAAACTGATTATTTATCTCATCACTGAATATCTTTATATAGTGAGGACTTATTATGTCTCAGAACTTAGACGCAACCGCAATTAATCAAATCCATGCCCTTATTTCTGCTCAGGGTGTTAATGAAATTATCAGTAAGATTGGTGCCGATGCTGTGGCATTGCCTGAGAATTTCCGCATTCATGATCTGGAAAAATTTAATTTAAATCGCTTCCGTTTCCGTGGTGCACTTTCCACTGCCAGCATCGATGATTTTACCCGTTATTCTAAAGATCTTGCAGATGAAGGCACCCGCTGCTTTATCGATGCCGATAATATGCGTGCCGTCAGTGTGCTTAACCTGGGTACTATTGATGAGCCAGGTCACGCAGATAACACTGCCACTCTCAAACTGAAAAAGACAGCACCGTTCTCTGCTCTGTTGTCTGTTAACGGCGAGCGTAACTCCCAGAAGTCACTGGCAGAATGGATCGAAGACTGGGCCGACTACCTTGTGGGCTTTGATGCTAATGGTGACACCATTCAGGCAACAAAAGCGGCTGCGGCGGTCCGTAAAATCACGATTGAAGCAAACCAGACTGCTGATTTTGAAGATAATGACTTCAGCGGCAAACGCTCCCTGATGGAGTCTGTCGAAGCGAAGACCAAAGACATTATGCCAGTGGCATTTGAGTTTAAATGCGTTCCGTTTGAAGGTCTGAAAGAACGTCCGTTTAAATTACGCCTCAGCATTATCACTGGCGATCGTCCTGTACTGGTTCTGCGCATTATTCAGCTGGAAGCGGTGCAGGAAGATATGGCTAACGAATTTCGTGATCTGCTTGTTGAGAAATTCAAGGACAGCAAAGTAGAAACCTTTATTGGGACTTTCACCGCCTGATTTCATTACTGCAAATGCCCCTGCGGGGGCATTTATGGAAACGTAATTGACTCAATAATCGCCTGAAGGCGAGGGTTTTCTTTAACCAAAATTCAGCGCGGTGCAGCGCATATAACGTGGAGAACAAAATGTCATTTATTAAAACTTTTTCCGGGAAACATTTTTATTATGACAGGATAAATAAAGACAACATCGATATTAACGATATCGCGGTTTCCCTTTCAAATATCTGTCGCTTTGCCGGCCATCTTTCACACTTCTACAGCGTCGCCCAACATGCGGTGCTTTGCAGCCAGCTGGTACCGCAGGAATTTGCTTTTGAAGCGTTAATGCATGATGCAACAGAAGCGTATTGCCAGGACATCCCGGCTCCACTGAAACGCCTTCTTCCTGACTATAAACGGATGGAAGAAAAAATAGACGCCGTAATCCGTGAGAAATACGGGTTACCCCCGGTTATGAGTACGCCCGTGAAATATGCCGATCTCATCATGCTGGCAACCGAACGCCGCGATCTCGGGCTTGATGATGGCTCTTTCTGGCCCGTACTGGAAGGTATCCCGGCAACAGAGATGTTCAAAGTTATTCCACTGTCGCCAGGCCATACCTATGGGATGTTTATGGAACGCTTTAAAGAGTTAACTGAGTCGTAAAAATCAGCACGTACGAATTCAAACTCTGCCATAAAAGAACATATAAGTAATTTATTAACATATAGATATAGGTTATATTACAAATTGAAAAATTATTGGAGAGCAACAATGAATCAAAATCCATTCTCATTCTATGACTTTCTTGGATATTTAATACCAGGTGGTTTTTTTATCCTATTAATGTATTTCTGTGGTTTGACATTCGATCTAGATATTGTTATTGACTTAAGTGAATTGCTCAGAGGTCAAAGTCAAATCTTTGGCATTTTGAACTACGCTTCAATAGTTATTATATCTTATATAGCTGGACATTTTATTTCTATCACGTCAGCATTTTTTATCGAAAAATACATGAATAAAGAATTAGGATATCCTTCCAAATATCTATTTAAAAAATTGATAGATACCTCAGAAAGCATTTGTAGCCCATCATGCGATGAGAGAAGCGCTGATAAAAAAACAAAAATAAAGAATCGCATAATCAAATGCGTATTATGCCCAATAATACTATGGGATTTTATAACACAAAAACTATGTTATTCTCAATCTCTACCATTTCATTTAGCTAATACAACATGGTTAATGATCAAAGAAGGTTATGAGAAAAAGTTCATAACAAATCGCCAATTATTACAAGATAAAAACGGACTTGATGATGATCTCTTCAGATTGGCATATCATTATGTTTATGAGTTTTCAAAACAACATCAAACAAAAATTCAAAACTATGTTGCATTATATGGTTTTTGCAGAAACATATGTTTAATCTTTATAATTTCATTTTGGGTATCAGTTCCAACCTTTATTTATCGATTATGTACTCATAGTGATTATCTTTATAGTTTACTTTCAATAATGCTTAGCTTTTTCTTCGTCTATGTTTTCTATGTTGGTTTTGTTAAATTTTATAGAAGATATACTTTAGAAGTATTAATGGCATTTGCTGTACTTCAAAGTAACGACACTATTCGTTAATAATGTTGCTCCCGTGTGCAGACGGGATAATGGAGAAACGTATGCTGAACCTCGATTGTGTTCCTATCTCAACTTATTGCAAAGAAACTGGCGAAACTCCTGAAGCAATAAACAAACGTGTACAGCGCGGTGTTTGGCGTGAAGGTGTTCAGGTTTTAAAGGTTGAAGGCGTTAAGGAGAGGTGGATTGATCTTAGTGAGGTTGCAAAATGGGCCAGACAAAACTGCTCAAACTACCGCGCGGCGTAACAATCAGGAAACACCGCCAGGGAGAAACGATCAATATAACTTTCACCTACAAAGGAGTTAGATGTCGTGAGCCGCTTTCCAATCTGGAAGTAACACCAAAGAACATTAAATACGCCGAGCGTACACTCGGCGAAATCCATAATAAGATCGAAAGGGGAACATTCATTTATGCAGAATATTTTCCCCGTTCTGCTCGTTTGAAAATTTTTGGTAATGCTGCTGCAGGCAAAACGGTAAAGATGTACCTGGACGAATATCTTGAAATCTGCGAAACAAGAAAACTTTCACCCTCTACGATTGGTGGCTATAAAAAATGCCGTAGTGCGTTAGCCTCACTTCACATTTGCCCTGCAAGTGAATTAACACCAGCAACCCTGAAAGCGTGGATTCAAAATCAGAAAACGACCTTAAAAACAATTCGCAACCAGTTATCTTTCCTGCGGTCAGCACTTGATGAAGCCGTGACCGATGGGGTACTTCAAATTAACCCCGTATCGTTAGTAACAGCTTCGCGCTACCAAAGTGATAAGTCAGAAGCAGAAAGCAGCTACGTAGTTGATCCGCTATCACCAGCAGAAGTTGATGCATTACTAGCAGCAGCCGGAAACAAACAATGGGAAAATCTGTTCCGGTTCGCTATACATACAGGCCTGCGTAGTTCTGAATTATGTGCCCTTCGATGGCGTGATATCGACTTTGTTGGAAAAACTGCCCATGTCCAGAGCGCAAGTGTTGTCGGTGTTATCAAAGGGACAAAGACAAAAGCAGGTACTCGGAAAGTTGAACTGACAGAAGAGGCAATGTTGGCGCTGATAAATCAGAAGCCATTTACATTCATGAAGGATACTACTGTCTTTGAAGATCCAAAGACCAATAAGCCTTGGGCAAGTGCTGATGCAATCAGGAAAAAAGCATGGGTGCCAACATTGCGAAAAGCAGGTATTCGTTACAGAAATCCATATCAAACTAGGCATACATTCGCCACCCGCCATATCAGCCGGGGAGCAAACCTGTTTTGGCTTGCAGCTCAAATGGGGCATAAAGGGCCGGAAATGTTATTTCGTCATTATGGTTCATATTTAAAGGAATATGACGGTAATACGACCAGCAATATCACAAAAAAAGCCACTTAAGTGGCTTTATCAATTAGGAGGCTCTCGATTTAAGCATTTCCGTACACTTAGCAAAGAGCCTCTCAGTTGTTAGAATCGCAACTTCAGACTGTTTAGAAGTGACCGATTGATCAAGTCGATAGTCTGCAACAATCCTCTGAGCTTTAAGTTGACTCAGGATAAAACTAATCCCTTTTAGATATCTAGCTTCATATACTTCACTTCCTCTTGAAGCATCGCCCTGCAAATAATTGATTAGCCCCTGATGACTGTCTTTCGGCCCGTTTACCATACAAGGCAAGACATGATGGTAAGCGCCATAGTAGGATCTTGCTATAGCATTTCGATAGCCGATTTCGTCATTACGTTGATGACAGTCTTTTGCAAAACCGAGAAAATCTTGACTATTAACCGGCATGTGCAACCCTCCGGGTAATCAGACCTAATTCGGAGATAGCATTCTGCTCAATATGTGTGTCTTTACATTCAAACCAAACAGCAAAATCTTTACCGACTAAACAATCGTGCTCAGCCATTGAAAAAGCAAGCTCAATATTCATATCAGCGATTTGTTCAGCATCAGAAGACTTTGTCATGAATACAATCGCATTCACTTTCTCTTCCGAAATATTATAAAAACGCATTCCCGAAAGATGAACCTTCTGAGAATCCATGACATTGGCTACATTATTGAAAATAAGTTCATATTCTAAACCAGAAAGATCGGCACGTTGCTTAAAGGATTCGACCTGGGAAACAACTTCATCAAGATTGTTGTCCATTTTTTCAGGCTCCTTATCTCCGAACAATTTAGAGTATGACTGGAAATACTTCTCCGCCAACGCCATCTTCCCCATAAAGAGGGAGTTTTCATAAGCTTGAAGATAAATAAACGGGGATATGAAGCTTTCAGCAAGCTTAATGCTTGTTTCAAAGCTTTTCTTCAACGTACCGTAATCTGACAAGAAAACAAGAAAATTCTTTGCAACAACCTCATTATGGCATACCTGCAAGGAACGCTCAAAGAAGCCTATCGCCTCATTCACTTGGCCATGTGCACCATAGACCAACGCTAAAAGATAGTCCTCAGAGACAGGATCTCTAAGTGCTTCAATCTCACGTAACATCCTTCTAAAGCTAAAGTCATCAATCCTCACTCCATCTTTGAGGTATTTAGTTAGCCGCGCGCTAATAACTGATGCTTTTTTTGCTGGTTGCAACATTAAAAACCTTATCTTACAAATAGTTGGTAATGATGTTGAATTATTTTTTGTTCTTTATGGCTAATAAGATTACATGAAGGGACAACTTCTGACCACCTTAGAAAACACTCACTTTAGTAACAAGAGTCAATAATATTGTTGACAAATCACAAAAAAACAAACTTATCCAAAACAATCTGGTTTATCACAAAGCCTCTGTGCATAAATCTGTGCATAACATCATTTTTACACACATTTTTTATAAAAATATTTTTTAGCAAAAAATGCTATCTATCTCCGAAACTGCAACCACAAACCATTAATTCCAAATGAAACTATTTTAAAATAAATAGTAAGACAGTAACAGGACAGAAAAAGTTCCGCAAAAGAGCCGCTTGTAAAATCAACAATATTTGGCTATTTAAATTCAATGAATTACATAACTATGGACACGGGTTCAACTCCCGCCAGCTCCACCACTTTTTAGTTGTTTGAAGTTCAATGAAGTCTACTAAGCCCACACAGCACAAGCTCTGCGGGCTTTTTTACGTCTATTGTCGTCCAGTGAGAATTGCTGAGAACTACGAGTTATGGCACCCTGAATGGGACCCACTAAGAAGGGTCCAAAAACCGAGGGTCCCAAAATGGCAAAAATCGCTAAGAAGCTCACTGACACTGAAATCAAAAGCACCAAGCCAGCCGATAAAGAAATCAACTTGTTTGACGGTGATGGTCTGATTCTACGAATCGCTCCTTTGGCGAAAGGAGGCAAGAAAAATTGGTATTTCAGGTATGCAGTACCAGTGAGCAAGAAAAGAACCAAAATGAGCCTTGGGACATATCCTCACCTTACCCTTGCAAGAGCCAGAGCCTTACGTGATGAATATCTCTCCTTTCTGGCAAATGGTGTTGATCCCCAAATCCATAACAACGATAAGGCGAAGGCATTAAAGAGTGCTACTGAGCACACTCTCCAAGCCGTAGCGCGGAAATGGTTAGATGAGAAGGTAAAGACATCAGGTATCTCACAAGACCATGCAGCAGACATCTGGCGCAGCTTAGAGAGAAATGTCTTTCCCGGTCTGGGTAATGTCCCTATCAATGAGATCCGACCTAAGCTCTTAAAACAACACCTTGATCCTATTGAGCAACGAGGCGTATTGGAAACTCTACGCCGTATCATTTCACGTCTGAATGAAATCTTCCGGTGGGCAGCTACTGAAGAACTTATTGAGTTCAACCCGGCTGACAACCTTGGTCAAAGATTCAGTAAACCAAAAAAGCAAAATATGCCTGCCCTTCCCCCAAGCGAATTGCCAAGGTTTATGGAATCTTTGACGAATGCGTCAATCCGGTTGGAAACACGTATGCTAATTGAATGGCAATTGTTGACATGGGTTCGTCCGGGTGAAGCCGTTCGCGCAAGGTGGTCTGATATTGATACAACCAACAGCATTTGGAACATTCCTGCTGATTTCATGAAAATGAAAAAGCTTCACAAAGTTCCTTTGAGTAAAGAAGCTTTGCGCATCCTTGAATTAATGAAATCAATAAGTGGGCATAGAGAATGGGTTTTCCCCAGCATAAAAGCGCCTCTTAATCATATGCATGAACAAACAGCCAACGCAGCTATCATCCGAATGGGGTTCGGAGGCGAGCTTGTAGCTCACGGTATGCGTTCTATTGCACGAACAGCGGCAGAGGAGTCTGGTAAATTCAGAGCTGAAGTTCTTGAGGCAGCGCTTGCCCACTCGAAAAAAGATGAAATTATCGCAGCATACAATCGTGCAGAATATCTGATAGAGCGACAGAGTTTGATGCAATGGTGGAGTGATTACGTTCAAGCTCAAAGATCAAATGCTCTGGTAGCCTAAGTATCAGAATAGCTAATATAATCCTGAAGGTAAAGAAAATGGAAACCCTATTCAAAGTTTTTGAAAAATTTAGTTCCAGACCACTTTTTTTTATTTTTTTCGGACTCTCACTTTGTGAATTTTTTCAGAAACAATCTGTTCTGATGAATCCATCAGCAGATAACATCGCGAAATTATTCGCAGCCATGATATTAGTTGTTTTTTTTACTTGGGGATTTGAATGGCTAATCTTCAAGTTCAATGTAAACCTTGAACCTCATGATCAAGGCGATATTGGACCAACAATTGGAACGGCTACTTTAGCTGTATACTTAGTTTATGCCTTTCACTTTCTCAGTGAAAATCCTGAAGCATTAAATTTAAAGTTATTAACTAACTCTGGCTTTATATACAGCACAACTCTATTATTATTCTCATTAGAATGCATGAAGCTTAGAAGACTTAAACAAAAATAAACAACATCATTGTGATGATAAATATAAAATAGGCATGGCGAAAAAAAATCACCACGCCTAAAATATAATAATTATGGTAGCATCATTGATACATAATAATCCACACCAATCCTTGAGCTATACTGAGACGCTATAGCCTGATATCTTTCTGCATAACCAGTTCTCAGTTGAGATTTAAGTTTGAGTCGGACAGGAACATTTTGCACGTTGCCATCCATATTACTTAAAAACACGGCAGAAATAATATTTTTTTCTTCGCCATCAACTGTTGTTCCATGATTCAACACCACCATATAATCAACAACAGGAAGCGTTTTATCCCCTTCGAAAATAGAGAGATATTTTCTTTGATTTTTATGCATTACATATATATATTTCGAATGTTCAGCAAATGGCAATGCTTTACTCTGACTGGCGTTAAAAAGCTCCAGAACTTTAATGAGCCTGTGCGGACTTAATCTTACATGGTGAGGGTCGTTACACTGAGTAGGAACCAAATCACATGCCGCAGATACACATAAATACCATTTGTTCGACTCTGTATCAAAGAAAATAGTGCCAGTAGAAATATGACCATCTTCAAAATTCTTTGAAGACAAATTCATATTTAAAGCATGATACATTTCGTGATAAGTATCATTATTTGATGGCAGATCCATTTTTGAAGAGCAATATTGGAGCAATGCAGCAACTCCGCTGTTAGCGTATTCATTTGAATAGCTATCAAAAACACTTTTGATAAATTCATCCAGCGTATTATTATTTTTAAGTCTTTGATAAAGCTCTTCTGATAAATTACCAAATACAAAGTCAATATTTCTACATCTAATATCAGGCGAGTCTGATTTTAATATCTCATTTAACCACGCAGCTTGACCGTAATGATCGTTAGCCAAATGATTTACAAAAGATAAAGCCTCAGCTTCGATTGCATTCTGAATTTCAGATTTTATTAACTGATAATAAGATGGTTTCCATTCAATGAGAGAATCATTGAGAGTTTGCCAAATCCTATCTCCATCGTTTTCATGATCATCTTGAACCTTATGAAATAGGGAGACAAAGATATTACCACATTGAATCCATTTTACTCCGCTTTCATCACCCCGAATGACATTGCCAGATGTGTTGCTAGAAATAATTGCATTTCTAGACACAGCATATTCTGCAATCATTTTTGCAATGAAGTTTTTATCCTTTTGATCCTCCAACACAGCATCATCATGTATTAATCTTTTAATTCTTCTACAAGGCTTACTGTCTTTAATATAGGCTATTGTTTCATCTCTTGTGAGAGCTTTATTACCATTATCATTTAAGTTCGGTAATACAACGTCTTCCCAATAACTTTGGACATCTTCATTATCGTAGTCAATGATCAAGCTGTTGATATCCAGAGCACCTTTGAGAGTCGATGATATCTGCATCCAAACCGTTTCTAAATTCTCTCTAGTATATATTACAATCATATTTAAATGATCGGAGTCTTTCAAATCTTGTAATAGTTTAAGTGTTTTATCAGGTGCATTATTATCAAGATGATAATCTACAATAATAAGATCTGATTTTCTAATCCGATCCACATCGAAATTAACAGAACCATTGTCAACATCACAAATCATATTTTTAGATTGAAAAAAGCTCTCAAGAGTAGCGGCTCGTTTAGATGAGTCAATTTTGTTGTAGTCTAAATCAACTTCGTTATTCAACGCCCTGATTGATTCAGAATACGTCAGAAAATCGTCATCAATCATGACAACGGAACGAATTGCATTTTCGCAGAAAGTTTTCTGGACAAGAGAATTATAATTTGCCACTGTCATATTAGAACTCCACTCCATTGAACTGGATCACAAAATTAGCGCCATCTTTTATTAAATAGTTATCGCCTTCATCAGGTTCTGAATACCATATTTTATGATGTGCAACAGCAAGGTTTTCTCGACATAGATACAGACCTACCCCATGTCCATTTGCTCTTTTGCTATAAAATAGTTCAAATAGTCGCGGGATATCATCGGTATCAATTGCCGGACCAGAATTTGCTATGATAACCAAAGAATTCACAAAACCAATCTTTATGAGCCTATTATTTGACAGACTGACCCAATACATTGCATTGTTGATAATATTAGTAAAAACAGGATAGATCCTTGATGGTATATCTGTTATTGCGATTTGCTTAAACTCTTCACTAAATTCAATAGTTATTCGTTGCCGTTCGAAACGCTCCCCAAAGAACTTCAGGACATAATCCATGATATTTTTTCCAGTTATTCTCTGCCTGGATTGATAACCTGATATTTTCAAAGGTGATAAGAAACGTATTTGTTGAGTAAGCGATCTGTGAGCATTTAACGCCAATGAAAAACCAGGGTGTTCTTTTACAGAAGTAGGAAGAGAGTTTAGTCCTCTGGTTACCATAGAATCCATTTCTTCAAGTTCATGAGATATTATCTCAACACTAATACCTAACTGTGCAAGCGCGTTTAAACTTTTAGCTTTTTCTTCAAAATATGAGCGTTCTTCTTCAGATAATGAGAATGCTGAATCTAAGTTTATACCTTCAAATAATCTATCGAGACCTTTTATTATTGATTGATATTTGAAAGTTAGGGTATCAACTGACTCAACATATAAACTATCGAGCAAATTAAACACATTTTCAATTTGTGAATCATTATCTATTGAATCAACAACTGATATAGTTTTAGCATAATAATCACTTCGATCAACCTTTATTTCATCGGCCCATTTTTTTAAAAGAGAATGTATCTTCTCCTCTATCGTGTTATTAAACTTAGTTAGTTTAGAATTAATAATACCTTGATTTTTTTCAAGGTGATTTTTCGCTGACAATGAAGGCTCAAGTTTATTTAATTCAGAATCAAGTTTATTAATTGCTAACTTCATTTGTAGAATATACGCAGAGAACTCATTAAATTTATCTCTGTAGTCTCTATATTTCTCTTCATACATTCCAAGTTTTGGAGGTTTGATAGGCGTTTTAATTTCACTGCGCAACGCATCTAAGTTTGTAAGATCACTGTCTATAATTTTAAGATAGTTTAAATCTAACGAACCATCAGTTTTATCAAGCTTAGTTTTCAGCCTTTTAACAGCCTCCAAGGAAGCATCAAGAACTGGTGTCTGATTCTTCAAAGCTTCTGAAAAACTTTTTTGTGTTGATTTTCGAGCTTGTTGTTGAGCAGATTTTCTTAACTCTTTTTCACGCTTAACTTGTTCTAAAAGCTCTTTACGGTCATCAGAACGTGAACCAAAAAATCTATCAGCAAGTTCAGTTAACAAATTAGATATAATAGTTTTCAGTTCTCTTGCAGCCTGGTTTCTTATGAATCCCTCTCTCCCCGACTTATCTTTCAGCTCTTTATTACTGGATTGAGTAATTCCAATATAACCAAAAATCCTTCTATTAGACCAATAATATCGCCCTGCATTCCATGAACGTCTTTCTTCTATCTGGAAGAAATCATTATCTACTCGACCATAAGGTAATACTCTCAAGCTATCCCTAAAAATCATTAGTCCTGCATACTTTTTGGCCTTAAGATCAAAGTGGGAATGTTCACGTTCAGTATGTGATGTATTTTGTGAAAGGAATTCAAACGTTCCTATCTGAAGCTCAAATGGGCCGACCCCTGCGTGATCCTACCCACGTAATATGGACACAGGCCTAAGCGAGGTTCTTGTTTTCAAATTGTTCCGGACTGAGGCCGCCACACCAACTGTGCCGCCGCCAC